AGATAGTTGAATTAATAAGGCAGTATTACGGAGTTGATTTACTAAACTATGCAGAACAGTTGACCGATGTTAGCCGTGAGTATATTGGAATGATCCTGTCAAGGGCTGCTGCTGAAGGATTGAGTTTGAATGAAACAGTTAGCATGTTAGTGCAGTCTAATGAGTTTGGCGAAATGAGGGCCAGGCGGATTGCCCGTACAGAAACTACATCAGCCGCCAATGGCGCAGCGATACAATACGCAAATACTTCCGGTAATGTGATGGTGAAGGAATGGATAGCGGTAAATGATGCGAGGACGCGCCATGACCACAGGAATGTCGATAATACAGTGATAGATATTGAAGCCCCTTTCACTGTTGGGGGTGTGCAGATGCAAAAGCCGGGCGATCGTAATCAGCCCAATGGTTTGCCTGTTCCGGCTTCAGAGGTTGTTAACTGCCGATGTGTTTTAGGGTTTCGTGCCAAGCGTGACAGGAACGGAAGAATAATCCGTAAAGCCTGATTTACTTACTTTCTCTTTTCTACTTTCAGTATAATCTTTCAGGATTCTTTTTATAAGCCAATGTAGCGACCTATCCATTTGCGTTGCTTCCATTTGAAGTATTGGCTTTAATTCTCCCAAACGAATAGGGAATGGTTTGTCGTTTGCTTCCATAGAATTGTATAGTGTAAATATACAAAGTATAAAGAATATACCAAAGGTAATAGATACAAATACTTTTGTAAAGAGTGGAAAAAATGTACACATAAAAAAGCTTTACTTCAGGGGCTACATTTAAAGATGCTGAATCTAAGAAAGGAATAATATCAGGATATTTCTCCCGGTTCGATAATGTGGATAGCGATGGCGATATAATCCGCCGTGGTGCGTTTACGAAAACAATTAATGAGAATGGCCCGGACAGCCCGAATCCGAGGGTAAAGCACTTGATGAACCACAACCCATCACAGCCTTTGGGTTCGCTTATTACCCTGAAAGAAGATGCCACCGGATTGTATTATGAATCACAGGTAGGTAGCCACAACTTAGGGCAGGACTTTATCAAGATGGTTGAATCGAATCTAATTACTGAGCATAGTATCGGATTCAGGACTATCAAGAAGAGCCAGTTAAAGCAGGACGGTCAAGATGTGTACGAAATTAAAGAAGTCAAGCTGTTTGAAGGTTCAAGCCTGACAGCATGGGGCGCAAATCCACTTACTCCCATTACGGGATTAAAGTCTATCACAGACTTAGACAAAATCATTGAGCAGCAAAAAGCCATTGAGGACTTCTGCCGTAAAACAACGGCAACGGATGAAACAATACAGATGCTCATTCTGCACAGCAAGCAATTAAGTCAGCTAATACTTGATATAAAACACTCAAGCCGTGAAACACTTGAGCCGGAGGAAGATTTAGCGGAGGTAATACAATCATTCACAAAATCATTCAAATTATAATGGAAAAGAAAGAATTAATGGCTGAATTGGACAGCCTGAAATCCGCTATCGTGGATCAAATCGAAGCCAAAGCCGCCACTGCTGCGGAAGCCAAAGTAAAGGCACTGAAGGCAGAAGTTGAAGCCCTTATCGAAAAGGCTGCAAAGGATAACGATGTGAAAGCCGAAATGGACACACTGAAGGCCAAGCTGGAAGAAACTGTAAAAGGTTTCAATGACCTGCAAACGTCTATCAAGGTTGCCGCTAAGGCCGGTGCCGGTAAAGAGCAGAAGTCTTTTGGTGAACTGTACGCTGAAGGTGTTGCAGAGAACGAAGAGAAAATTGCCAAGATGAAAAAAGGTGACCATGTTTCATTTGAGATTAAGGCCGTTGGCAACATGCTGCTGTCTGCTAATCTTACAGGTGATTCAGTGGCTACTTATAACAGCCGTCAGGCACTTGTCCCCGGTCAGAAAGTAAATTTCCGTGACCTGATTACTACGGTTCAGTCCGCAACTGGTCTGTATGTTACGTACCGTGAAACAGGAAGTGAGGGTGCTATCGCAAACCAAACTGAAGGTTCTGCAAAATCACAGATTGACTATGATCTGACAGAGGTTAAAACAAACCTTGCATACAAGGCTGGTTTTGCCCGTTTCTCTAAGCAGATGGCTAATAACCTTCCGTTCCTTCAGGGTACGCTGCCGAGGATGCTCATGCGTGACTTCTACAAACAAGAAAATGCCGATTTCTTCAGTACTGTTTCAGGTGCTGCCACAGGTTCTACAACTACATCAGCTACGGTTGATGCTGAAGCCCTGGTAGATTACATCGCCAATCAGATGGCTGCTGATTACTCAGCTTCTTATGTATTGGTAAACTTCGCTCAGTGGGCAAGGTTGCTGAAAACCAAGCCACAGGATTACAGTGTTCCCGGTGGTGTTGTTATTGACCCGGTTGGGAATATTCGTATCTGCGGTGTTCCTGTAATTGGCACATCATGGGTTACAGATGACAAAGCCCTGATTTTCGATGCTGACCTGATTGAAAGGGTTGAAGGTGAAAGCCTCCGTGTTGATTTCAGCATGGAAGATGGCGACAATTTCACTAAGAACCTGATTACAGCCCGTATCGAATGTTTCGAGGCTATCAACGTAATGCGTCCTAATTCAGTGATCTACGCTGATTTCGGTAACGCTTCATAAGGTTTATTCCTGCGCTCATAAAAGAAAGCCCTGCCCGAAAGGGCGGGGTTTTTTAAACTATGCTGTATAACAAGATTTTAGACGTACAAAGTGATGAATCCGGTATAACCGAGCAGGTCACACTGCAAGAGGCGAAGGACTTTTGCCGCATTGATATTAGCACTGATGATGATTTGATTTCAATGTTTATCACTGCTGCCCGGAAGATGTGCGAGGCGTACACTAACATCGGGTTTGTACAGCGTGAATTTACAGTGCAGTTGAGTAACCCTAATGGCGGTATTTATCTGCCTTATGGCCCGATTGAAGCTGATAGTGTGGAGTTATACGATGCGGACGGTGATGAGATTGAGGCGGCAGATTATGAATTGAGTACGGGTGATTTCGTGCAGATTTTAGAGCCGTGGGATGAAAGGATGAAAGCGGTGTACACAGGTGGTTATGAAACGCTACCGGCTCAGTTGAAGAGTGGGTTGTTAAACACTATCCTTTACCTGTATGATAACCGGGCTGATGGTGCTGATAGTATCGGCCCTATTGCCAAGATGATATTAAAACCATTTAGCCGTGTTGTATAAGCTGCAAAGCAGGGTAACAGTAAGGAGGTGGGAGGCAATGCAGAACCTATACGGTGGGAATGTAGCGGTGCAGACTGGATCATGGAATAAGTGGGCAACGGTTGAAGAAAGGTCAGGGAATAGGAATGATGAACACGGGCAAAGTAAATACCCATACACTACCCGGATAATCATGCGGTATGAGAAAGAAAGGCCTACACGCTCAAATGATACTATTGACTATGATGGTACACGTTATGAGATAACAAGTGTAAGGGTATCAAGCGAGGCACGGTCACAGTGGGAGATATGCGAGGTTCAAAAGATTGATAACGGTATTAATTCAGATAGTCCAGTGGAAACAGATAACATCAAGGTTTTGAATTTTACCGGAACTAATGGCGAGGATGGATATACTTTTTCTGTTTTGGTAGGTGCTAATGTGTTTGGTGCTTTTAAAGATGGTGTGCAGTATAAAGTAATTACATCAGGCGCAGTAAATACCAATGAGAAAGAAGTATTGTTTAATGCCGGGACTGGTGTGTTAACGTGGAGTATTCCTTTTGGAACTGGTGAGAAAGCGACAATACAATATTACTAATGAAGCGGATAATAACAATAGTTTGTTTGTTGGTTAGTTCTTTGAGTTACGGGCAGATAAGGTACAATCAAATGCCTGATTTGGATTCATTGGCAGTAGGTGACTATGTGCCTATTTTCCGTCCACCGTATGACCAGGGTAAAGCAACTTTTAGTACGTTGATTGATTTGATTGGTGCAGGTACTGGCGTTGATAGTATTTGGCGTGTGGCCGGTAAGGATTCAATCTTTTGGCGCAAAGCGGGTATTACTTACAAGT